TAGTATATAGCGACGCAACAAGTAGTCTGATAACTAAATCGACTTTCTTGATGACATCTTGACAACTCTAGGGGGATGATAGTACTTAGACACCGATCTTAAGTAAATTAAGACACGGTGCAACTGAGTAGTTTTCATCACCCTCTGAGGTGGTTCCTCCGTTAGTTTCTTGATTGTCTGATCTACAAACCCACCATAGACTTTATATGATAATAAAGCCTCGTGGACTGTAAACCAGAAACCAATATCCTTTCGTAGTTTATCCCCAGAATCCAAGATTTTTGATTGACCCAGAACCATTTCGCAAGATGAAGGTAAAGCTCCTCACCCGGATTTTGATCCAGGATCGTAGGAAACAATAACTCGTCGAGCTAATGATTTTAAGTCTCTCTCCATCAATGGTGTTAGAGTTTGCCAGATATCGTTAAGAACCTCCACCAGGTCGCTCGGGTATTCCCACATCAACCATTCTTTGGTAGCTGTGGCCGATGCGCTCCCAGGTACTAAGGTGCAGATTGCGGCTTTTGCGGCCGCTTTAGCATCCTTGGATACCCCAGTGAAGGACTGAACAAACTCTCTGGCTTTGTCCTCCAAACCTCGAATAATTGACGATCTCTCACCCCACCAACGTGAGTTTCTCTCAGCAGATACAGTTAAGTCTGTAGTCTGTCCAAGGGAAACCTTACCGATCAAGTATCCCAATAGCTCAGTATTAACTGACTCTAGGATCTTGCGGTACACAGGTTGTGTTTTGAGAGGCGCCATCAGAGATTTGTAGAAATCTTCGTACGACATCTTTCCTGACCCGGCATACATTGATAGTAATGCCAGCGCGGTGTACACAAAATCACCCTCCTCTCTTCGAGAGATCCGAGTGATGTTTTTAACATATGATACCGGTCTAGTCTTAACTATGCCTCTTCCAAATAAATAGAAGAGTATAGAGACGCGACCTAAGTACGTATTTTGTGACATAAACATCTGTCAAGAAATAGCCGATACGTTTTGACCTTTATGTCCGGTTACTTTGGCAAACTCAAAACTTGGGTTTGTCGCAATAACTGACTTTGACAAATTAATCGGAACCCCCAAATCATTCATGATCTGGAGATAATGTTCTGCAACACCTTTGTCAAATATAACAACATCATCACCTAATAATTCGTAGTTATCAAATCATTCGTATGTTTTAATATACTTACTGATGCGATGACCAACCGCCCTTCGGGCGGCCAATTGAACGATTAGATGGTGAGTAATCGCCAACATGGGCCACGATGAGTGAGCCCCCATTGGCTGACCAACTGCATAGCTCAGAGACTCATTAACTGAGAACTCCTTACTATGAAGATGGTATTTACGACCGGTTAACAATCTAGCCCAGGCGATAGCGAAAGGAGCACCGAAAAGTGACTCCAGAGCTGTCATCTGTAAGTAGATTGGCAACCGATCTGTTGCGGCAGAAAGATCATAACCTAATGAATAGCCTGCTTTTTCAGCCTTATCAAAACATCGTTTAACCGATGCAGACTGATCAAACGTTCCATCATTAGGAAGATTCTTCAAAAAAGAGGCAAGGTAATCGTGTAATGGTCGAAGTAAGGACTGAG